ATAATATCTGCTTCTCCAGCTTTTCCTGTCTTAGAACCATCAAGCATAGCAAAGTCTAGTAATTGCCTACCATGAGCATCATAACTAGCTTGCGATACAGCCCACACCATGCAGAAATTTCTTTTGGCTATCTCTCTGGCGTTTACATACAGCTCTTTCAATCTCTCATCACCTCTGCTAAATTCACCACCTATCTTAACTTTGTCTAGCTGATCAACAAACAATATATCGATTTTATTTAATTTTGCAAACTGATCTATCTCTGCTATGTCTGAGCCTACAGAATCCATGATGTATAGCTTTTCTTCTATCTCTCTTTTGTAGACTTCTTTCATTTCTTCTAGGCTATCTTCGTAGTTATCTTTGTGAACATTAAAGTAGGCAGTTAATATTCTAGCTTTCATTCTTTTAGCTGTCTCTTCATTCATTATGTAACCAACTCTATGCCCTTTGCGTAAAGCTTCAGCAGATAAGAAAGCACAGAAAGATGACTTACCACTTTCAGGGCGAGCAAAGATAATCCCTAGATTACCTCTATAGGTTCCTGATACTTCATCATGTAATGTTGTTAAAGGAAATGGAAAATCAGGGTCTTCATCAAACTCTTGAAACAATGTCTCTACATCTGTTTCTTCTCTCTGCATTGATAATATACCTGTAGCAGAATCCTGATTTATTATTTGATCAACCATCTGGCGTAAGTCACCGAAGTTTGTAGACTCACCATTCCATATATCTATTGCTGTTTCTCCTACCTTACGAGCCATCTCTCTACGCCAAAACTCAGTCAGTGTATCTAATACAAACTGAGGATCGCCATCTACAGAGTCAGGTATATTTTTTATAGCTTCCTCTACAGCCTCTCTGGTAGAGTCTGGCATGGCAGGATATAAATTCCTATGTACTAAAAATAAATTATCTTTCGATAAATCTCCCTCATACTTAGTATGGTAGTGCATTATCGCATCAAAGACAGTTTTGTATTTTTTATCAAACATATCTTTGGTAACTAAGGCTTTTGCCTTTTCAAAGTTTTCCCTACTTAAAAGTAGTGCTATTATCTGTGGCTCCATATGTTTCTCCTAAAAAGGTTGAAGCAGTATATTATTATTTACCCAAAGGGTCAAGACTCCATTTACTAGCGGCATGTCGTATTTCTTCTTTCCCCTGTCTTATAACTTCTTTTGGATTACCATTTTCATCTATTTTTTGTTGTATTATTTGCATATTCATACTAAAAGATCGTCTCTCTCCATCAGAATAAAAAGGATAAACCATATGTATTAAATCTGCAGGAAATACAAAAAAATCCCCTACAGTAGGCTTAACAAGAAAAGTATGTGTGTGCATCTTGCCTGATTGTCCATGTAAAAATTCTATATGACCTTTACAGGGGTAATGGTCTTTATAGTCTTCTTCCCATTCTTTATCTATCTCAGGTGGTAACTTTAAATATCCTACGCAGGATAAATCACACTGCGTATGTATGTGTGCAGGATTAAACTCTCCAGCAAATTGCCTAACAATCCATGCAGATTTATAATTTATAGCAAAACCAGTGCCCTTAGACATTTGTTTAAAATGTCTAGCTAGTTCTGTTTGTACATAATTTGCAATAATTTGATTAAAAGTTTCTAAATGTTTATTTAATTCATCTGCTTCTATCAAAATTTCTTGTTTAAGTTTACCTACAAGATGATCTGAATGATCTAATTTCTTAGCTTTTTTTTCATTTTTTACTGTCTTGTTTGTATACTTGTTTAATTGCCTAACCATATTCATAGGTAGCTTAGCATGCATCATCATAGGACCAAAAGGAAATAAAGGAGACATGACTCCTTCTTTTTGATTTTTAAAATCTATACCGCCAGCCATTATTTATTCCTTGCTTTAAATAAACGATTCCCAAACCAGAAGCTAATGATAGCGGCAAAGATAGTTTGACTTTCAGAATCCCATGCTTCCAAGATAGCAGGTAATACCTCTGTTCCACTTTGCACTGCTATTATCACATAAGTAATTTTAACAAATGCAAACACACTAAAGAAGGCGTAGGTTATAACTGGTCGCACTGACGCTTGTAGGGCAGATACAAATGTAGATTTATTTGCCTGTGCCAGTGACTCAGCATGTTTATACAAACCTTTCACTTCTTCTATGTCTGCCTGAGCATCCATCTCTTGTAATTTTAATTTACTTAATTCTGATGCATACTTAGCCTTAGCTTCAAGCATCAAAAGTTCTTGTTTATTAGCCTGTTTTTTCTCGAAAAATCCCATTATCATGGGGAGACTGGAAGTTCCAAATCCGAGAAGGCTACCTAGTAATGATATCATGTTATATCTACAATCTCACAGGCATCTGCTGTACATGCCAACTCCTGCATGCCTTTTGTATTGTCCTCTTGTTCATAGTTAGAAAGTAATGTCCAATCCACATTGGTTGGCATTTGTTTGATCAAAGCATCATATTGTTTTTTTGTTATCTCTTGATATGGTGCCTGCTTATAAGTGTGATCAGAGTGTGGTAAAAAAGAAACACCTGCCACATCTTTAAAGTTATTAAACACCCATGCTCCAACATCAAACCACTCATCCTCTTTAACAGTTATAGTAACTGACGGCTTATGTTCACACCAGTGCTCTTGGTAAGTTTTCCATGTTTCTAGCTGTGTTACAGCATCTATGTCATCTCTCAAAACTGCAGACTCTGGCGATTTCATAGGAAATGAAAACACGACAGTGCTTTGCGGTTGCATCAAATCATCTTCGTGAGGTATGCCTTGATCTATCATAAAATTAGTCAGAGGGTCTTTCTTGTCTCCTCTTACAGTTCTTATGTAGTATGCTGAATGTCTTGCATGTATGCCTGACGCAGAATCTACTAACTGGGAAACTGTGCCTGATGGTTTAACGCAAGTGATTGAAGTTGATTGAGGTATGCCTAATTTGTCTGATAACCCTAGGTTGGTATCTACAGCTACTTGTCGTAACCTCTGCAGGTCATCTGCTTTTCCTAGCTTAGGATTATCTAGTATGCCTGTAAGAGATACACCTAACAATCTTTCCTCTTCTGTATTGTTTTGCCAAATCTTACGTAAGTATTTAAAGTTCGTCAAAGTAGATTGAAATGTTCCTAGTATAGTAGCATCTGATACTTTGCTCTCTAGGCTTTTTATGCTATCAGTCTCTCTGACTACTACTTCTGTTAGGTTGCAAAATTGGTATGGTCGTAATATTATTTCACTACAAGGGTTAGTTCCGAAATCATATTTCGTCTTTCTTCTGCCATTCTTTTTTGCCTGTCTAACAGAAGCATCTCGACTAAATATTCCTCTTTCTCCTGACTTGGAGTTGTAGAGATTTAACCACTCTTTCATAAAAATACCTATAGGTGGTGTATTTTTGTAACACACAGAGTTGTTTGCTAATGCTCTTTGCCCTTCGTCATTCCACCACTCACCAGATTTAGCTAAAGCCATTTCTTGGTCGTCAAGGTCAGATAAGCTTATTAGAGCCGATCTTCTAACTCCCCCTACTACTACCACTGATCCTATCTTACACATAATATCATGGCACTCTATGGGCTTTAAACGCCTACCTGCAGATTTTTTAAAGATTTCTACTGTAAACTTAAACAAATCGTCAAGTGGGTCTGGACCAGATGATCTACCGCCAAACGTTTTCAACCTAGCACCTGCAG